CCTTTCCACTAGGATGTAATACTTTATCCTCAACTGCATCAAACAAATCTTCAATTGCAATCATGCCATTTGATGTGTTAATCATCGAATCACCGGTAACGCTATCACCATAGATAACAGCATCACCAACGTGATCGTAAACTCCAGTAATAACTTTATTAACTTCTGCACTCATATGCTTAACAATAGTACGACCAGTAAGTGTAGTTGACTGTCCAATACGCTTATCAAAGAAGCGGCAACCAGGGTTAAGAATAGCACCATACAAACTGTTAAGCAAAATCTTCTTAACTAGCTGACGTTTATCCCAATACTCAATCTCTGCCTTATTACCTGCATCCTTAGCTTTCTTCAGCTTTGCTTGTAACTCTTTACGTTCACCATACCAACGCTTTAGAATACCTGGAATAACACCTTCAAACTCTTGTGTAAAGATTGTACCATTGCTACTAAGCATCCATGGATTATTACTGTCAAATACTAGTTTGTAAATCTCTGCTCCGCTCATTACTTCAGACTGGCCGTTTTCAAACTCAATAGTAAGTGCAACATCTTTACGTTTGGCCATAACAGCATCGTATTCTTCTGTTGCAAAGCGACCTTCCCAACTACCGGCGAAGCTCTGTTTCTTAAGACCCATGTCTTCTGCTACACGAGCTTCTGATATGTCTGGACGAATTTGTCCTACAAGAGTTTCTGGAGCCATATTTAACGCACGAATCACTGAAGGGTACAGTGAGTTCAAGTCCATTGACCCAATCCACTTGTGCAAGCCCTTTTTAGGGAACGCAACATATGCGCCAGCGGCCTGTGTGTTTTCTTCGTCATCTATATTCTTACGATTAGGAACTTGAAGTCCACGATTGTGCGCCTCGTTAATAATGCCTTGTTCAGTAACAGCAACAGCGCCCATAGTAGTCTGAATAAGAACTGTATTCTCGTGTGCAATAGTATTGCTTAATTCAATAAAGCGCAGTTTCCTATCCAGCTTGTCCAGCAGCGCAGTATCTTGAATGTTATATTCAATAAACTTTTTAAAGTCATTGTTATAAAGTTGATCCAATGTACCTTCGTATGCTGTCTTGTTTTCACCTACTTCAATTTCACCAATAGCATCTAGTCGATAGCTGTGGCGTTCTTCATAGGTATACTTACGATACAAGTTTAAACTGTCCAAGTGTACACGACCAATCAAGTCATATGTTTCGCTTTCTTTACCAAACTTTTCGTAAATGCGCTTCTTAGGCAACTGACCCCACAAGCAAAACCGTCTTGTGTCATCTTTACTTAATACACGAGCTACACGATTGACAGTGTAGGGAATATCATAGCCTTCGCTGTTCCAACCACTTATTACGTCGCTGTCTTCAATAATTGTTAAGAACGTGTCTAACATGTCCTTTTCTTTAGCAAACAGCATTACGTTAGGAATATCTTTAAGCAACTCAGTCGCAGCTTCCATTGTAAGTGTTTTAGGGGGCACTGCTAAACACACCATTGTTTCTAGCCACTGCAAATAAACGGAGATAGACGTAATGCCCATAAACGGATCGCTAGGATCTGCAAAGCCGCGCTCTGGGTCAAAGTCTGTCTCAATGTCGAAAAATGCAATATTTAGTTTAGGTGCGTCTTGGTTAAGGTAGTTTTCACTTAGACACTGAAAGATTGGATTAATGTCGCTTTCAAACAGCGTTTTGTCTCGATTGATTGCAATTTCCTTGCGGAAGTCTTTTGTATTCTTAGATACAATACGACTCAACGGATCACCGTACACGCTCTTGTACTTGCCCTTTTGATCCTTATAGTAAAATGTATATTTTACAGGTTGTTCACGGAATATTCTAGCTCCGTCTTTTCGTTCAACTATCTTGATCAGATCATGATCACGGTCGAAAAATGCGTCTACATAACTCAATTAAATGCCTCCTGTTGCTTGTGGCCAACTAACCTTAAACCTGTTCTTAAAGTGAACGACTCTTATAATATTAAGCCTATAACATATATAGCAGTTAAGCCTATATTAAACCATAGGAGTGAATTTTCTTTCCATAAGTATCCGACTACAATCCATAGTGCATTACCTACAATAAAGAAGTAATGATGTAGATATAGTTCAGGTACAAAACTGGCAAGGCAAGCTGCAATCAATACGATTACAGTGCTTACCCAAGCCAGCCACTGGTAAGGCTTTACCACCATGTTGCTGCTACTCCGTATCCAAATATGTTAACTATTGCAAAGTACCCTGTTAGTAGCATCACCCACGCTGCACCTCTACGTACTGCTGCATAGCATTGAGTAATACTACCAACAAAGAATCCTGGGTATACCATCATCATATTAGGATCTTTAGCATTAACCGCAAGAGTTAAACTTGCACCTACAGTAAAGATAAAACTTACAAGTTCAAAATAGAACGCAGTTTTGTCACTGGTATAACTAGCTACCCAAAATTCTTTTATTTGTTGCATTACTTGTCAACACCGACTGTAGCAACAAGTGTTTCAAGGTCTTCAAAATAGTCTGCATGCTTTTCCCAGTCACGTTTCTGTGCAACTTTAATTGCTTTATTAATTAATGCTGGTTTGATGTTTAGTTCTTCTGCTACTGCTTTAACAGTATCTTTAAGACCTTCTTGTAAGTCTTCAATTTCTTGTAGCACTGTTACGCCTTCTTGAACAAGACGCTCAAGTTTTGCTTTTTCTTCTGCACCATAGGTACGATCACTCATAGATTACTCCTAAATAAATGTTATTACTTGTTAAGTATACAGGATTATTTAGGCGTTGTCAAGTGTTTATTTTATAAAAGCGCCAATTCTGCCGTGGACATCTGGATATTCACGATATGTGTATCCGTCGGGCGGTGTTGTGTCTTCGCCTTCCCAGACTGGGATAAAATGTTCAGTGTATTCGTCGAAGTCTTCGTTACGTCTAAGATGTACTTCAATCAGTTTGCCACCTATGAACTCACAGTTGATCCATTTGTGCGGATATGATATATTGTGTAGCATTTTAGGAAACTCTACTATGTCATCTGTTCGAAACCATTCGTCCCAATGAGTAAATGTATCATCACTCTTTCGACCTTCTACACATAATTCTTGTGTACCGTAAAAGTAGTCTATGCTGAGATGTCTACCTTCAAACCACTCACACCAGAAGTAACCGTAGGGCAAATTGCAAGTGTCTTTCTCAAGCCACATTTTTTCTGCACCCAGGCCTAGTCCCAGCATATTAACACAAGGGCGCACGATATAAAAGCCCGGATGCGGAACATCAAGACCCACTGGTCCACAGTTATATCGCATTTTTCTACTTACAATTAGTTTGTCCATTACCCAAATTAAATCTGGGTCAATAGTCTGCCAAACAAAATCTTCGGCACTGTCTTCCATACTACATCTTAACGCAGTTGTCTACAGTCTTGCCGTCCTTTTGTTTAGTGCCCATACGCTTGTAGCCCTTCCAGCATACCTTGCCGTCAACACCTTTTTGTTTTTCTTCGTCTAGCGTAGTATAACTAGGATTTCCGCATTCGCTACATGTTACATTAGTTCTTTTTTTTAAAGTTTTGTAAACACGTTCTGCAAGTTTTGCTGTGTAGTTTGATTCAACTACATCTTTTGCTCTAGTTAGAACGTTTGCTGTTGAGTTTGATTCTGCAAACTTCATATCATAATCTAGTGCATGATATACACTACTGATATAGTCTGCTGCTTTAGTAATCTTTGCCTGCTGCCATCCTTCGATGCCTTCTGCTTCAGATACTGTTTTAAGCATATCGTGTAATTTAATAGCGTACTTTGCTAGTTTATATAGATCAGCACGAGCCATTTGCACTTCGTGATCACGCTCTGCTGCACTTGCTAAATCGCCTAGGCCTTCTTTAACTGTTTTCTTTTTCTTGTCAGCAACTGCCTTCTTCTCGATCTTGTATGTGCGGGGATTGACACGATATTGACTCATGTCCTCACCTTCAGCATCACGCTGTCTTAATTCCTTGTGAGCTGCATCAAGGTTCTGTTCGTGTGCTTCTTTTGCACGGCGATTGCGAGCTGAGTCGCTTTGGTCACCCTCCGCTACACCTTGCCCACCAGACATTGCATAGTCTATTTCGTCGGGATGTAAAATTCCGCTTTTTAAATCAGACATAATTTGCGCTTTTTCTTCTTCTCGGCTTTTTGTAAGCATGTGCCTTGCATCAAGCCAATCTAAATAATCTTCTACCATGTCATCAACTGGGTTATTTGTATTTCTGCCCCCCACTACACCTTGCTCGTCATTGCTTTGCCAAACTACATTATCGGTTGAGTCTTTGACTTCAATAGTGGCATACACATACTGCGGAAAGTCTTCTAACCAGTCTTCGCTCCAGAGTATGGCATCATCCTCACGACGGAATTTTTTAGTTTTGGTTCTTGATTTAGGACGCTCACCAGTGTTGACCACTGCGGTGAACGGACCGTTGAATCCACTACCAAACGAACCTTCCGCCACACCTTGCTGTTTAATTGGAAACACGTGCTTCTTCCATTCACCATAATTCATTGCGCCTGTTTTGGCATCTTTGAAATACACCGTAGTAGTGTCACCTTGTGTTCCTATCTTTTTAACTCGACCCATGGCGCCACTATGTTTATGTTTAACTACATCACCGATATTGGGTCGATCTGGATCAAAAAATCCGCCTTCTGCCACTTTATCAGTATATGCGCCGCCTTTAAACTTACTAACACTTTTAGCATCGTGCTCTTTAGCTTGACGTCTGGCATCAGCATCATCCTTAGCAGTAAACTTCATCTTTGAACCATCTGAATGTGTCATTTGATACTTGTGTTTCACACCTTTGTGTTCCGCCACACCATCTAAAGCACTGGTAATTTTGTTTATCTGCTCAGGAGTTGCTCTATTGCCCACAGTAGTAAACTGATCGTGGGTTGTTTCCCAATCCGAGCCTTCTTTGACTTCTTCGGAATACTTGTCGTATTTTTTTCTAATAGGATCAAGACTTTTACCTTCTTTACCAGCTTTAGCTAGTGCTTGCATGCCTTCTTTGCCATACTTCTCATGGCCCTTAGCAGCACGGCTCATAGTCTTATCAGCTTCTTTAACTTGTTTTATCATTGTAATCTCCAGAATACTTATTATGTATATTTATCGTTTGATGGTCGAGCCACCCATTAAATTGTTTGATAGCTCAAGTGCATTTTTAGCAGTACCGTCTGCATTTTTCTTTTGTGGAGCTTCTGGAGTACCATTTTTACCAGTTTTAATCTTCTGACGTGCGGCAGGAGGGTTAGCAACTGTTGCTATAGCACCTGCACTTGTAGCGCCTGCTGTTGTTGTTTCATTTACGATATCTGATATTTTCATTTCTTTTTAGCCCTGCCAGCTTTCATATTAGCAAGCCAATGTGCCATCTTTTGCTTTTCGCCACTGCTGTTCTTAGCAGTCTTTCTTAAACTGCTAACACTTGCTTTAGTATTTACACCACTACGCTTGGCCAATCCCTTACGTCCTGGCTTCTTGCCATCTGCAAAGTTTTCATTGTGTGCCGCTTCTGCATAGTATTCGTTATCAGGAGATGCATCATCAGTGCTGTCGGGCCACCAGTCTAATTCAAACTGTTCTCCAGCATCAAACATGTCGTGCATAGATTTGATACGGTTTTCGTATTCTAGTTTTGATGGCTCAACGTTGCCTTCTACCACATCAATAACATATTGTATTGTTACTGCATTGGCAGTCAATGTAGCACAGCGTCCGCCTACTTCGCCTTTAAGGTGATCCACTAAAATGCTTTCACTACTTCTTGCTAGATCATCTGTTAGATCGTGCGGCACTTTCATGTCAACATATGAATAAACATAATCGTAATGTGGCGATGGAGATGTGTGTAATATAAATTCATCTAATACCACAACTCTTTTAAATCCATCCTTGTTATACCAAACAGCTCTTTTAAAAGTTAACTCGTCTGGTGCTCCAAAGAACTTTGTAAGATGTTTTACATAGTCAACTGGTTCATCATTTTTCCATTGCGATAACGCAGTCGGCGATTCGGCCAAAATTTCATGTATTTTCATAAACTTGCTACCATTGTTTTATAATCGTCAAAGTTACTTTCACGATCTTCTAGACCGCGCAAGCCCGGATTAATAGGCTTAGTAACATCTCTAACATTACTAAAGTCATCAACATTCGGTTGTACTCTAAGTTTCCAGTACCAAATAGCAATTTTTGCAGCAACAGACGGTTTTTCTGCTAGCTTAGGATTATTCACTAGATCTATGCCAATTGCGTTTCCGGCAATACCGTAGTTATATCTGCCGGTGATTTGAATGTATCCGCGACCTTTGTACTTTGCGCCATCACCTGCTTTAGTATTACCTAATATTTTGGCTTTCCTAGGAGCATACTTAGGATCATACTTGCGGAAGTCTAAACTGCCACCATATTCTACCATGCTCTTAAAGTCGTGACTTTCATGAGCAACTTGCGATAAGAATGCAGCAAGTTCTGTACCTTTAATTCCAGCAGCGGTAGCAGTTTTAATTAAAAACTTTTCGTGTGCATTGATCGTAATAGGTTCATCTTTTTTAACTTGAGGCTTTTTGGCCTGTGGGGTTTCTTCTTCAGCAGTATCCGGAACTTTTACCATTTGACCTAATTGCAGTTTGGTATTTTGATCAAACCCATTTAGCTTGTATAGTACTGCTGGAGTAGTATCATTTTGTCTAGCAATAGAATAAACAGTATCACCTTTCTCAACAGGTTGTTGGACAATGTTGCCAGCATTGGCGCCTAAGGTGGCAGCTCCTAGTGTAGCTCCTGCTACCCAATCTTTCCATCCTTCCTCTACATCAAATTCTTTGCCTTTAAGTTTAGTACCTGTATATTGTTGTACAATTTTCCAAACTTCTTTGTCTTTCTTTTGCTTAATCAGTTGTTTAACTTGTGTAACTAAATCACTAGGCGCAGTTGAGAAAAATTTCATCAACTCCATTATACCTATGTTACCTTCATAAGACGCTTCTAGTTGTCTTATACGACTTTCACTAAGTCCTAGATTAAATAGCACATTAGTTGACTTGCCTTTTACCTTTTTGCTTAGTGTAGGCGGACGTCCGTCTTTGTCTACGGTGTTGCCAAACTTAGCTGCTTGAGTTTTGATTTCACCAGAGCCTACATCTACAGTAGTGTTAACACCTTTTACAATTCTGCCATCTTCAAATATTTCACGTAATCTCATTTCTTGCGTCCTCTAAATTGCTCACCTGTTAGGTAGGGTTTGGAGAACCAAAGTTGAAACCATTCTTTATCACCTGGGCGTATATTTTCTTTGCGTTGTATCTCAGCTTTTTCGGTTCCAGTAATACTTATGTTACTGCCACCGTATGGAGTTAGCCCTTTGAACTCGTTGATGCCGGCAAGTTTTTTAAGGGTATCTAAATCCATTACTTCTTGACCACACCTTCCGCTGGTACTGCATCTCTAATACCCATACCTTGTCTAACAGCAGCATACATTTCATCTGCAACTTCTTGTTGTGGCACACCTTGTTTAAATGATTCTAAATCACCTTCAGCAGCCGCAGCTCGCATCTTACTTGCACTCATGCCCTCGGCACCATCTGCATCTGGATCACGTTCGCCTGCACTTACTACTTTAATTGATTTAAAATTATATTCTTTACCGTTGTAATCGTTTAATAGTTTTTCAAAACTTGCAACACGATCGCTACCTGCAACATAGATTAAATTATCATAACCTAGTGCGTCAATTTTTTGTAGTGCTTGTATAATAGTTTTAACTTCAGGATTACCAATTGTAACCTCTGGAAAGAAAAACTTTGCATAGCGTAGTTTATCCTCAAATGCTAGTGGATCTGTTTTAGGCTTTTGACTTTGGCTTAAAAAAATATAAGGATCACCACCTTGTGATACAACCGCATCTACTAGTTTAGCATGCCCGATAGTAGGTGGGTTCATACGACCAAATGCCATTACCGCAGTTGTTTCGGGTGCTTCAAATATTTCTCTTAATCTCATTTGTAGTCACCTTGTTTAATTTCGTCTATACCTTCACCAAATAGTTTGTCAAGTAGTGCATCTCTGTCTGCTTGACTAAACACATCCTCTGGTGAATGTCCTAGATCATATTCTGCACAGTAGCGATTAATACCTTTTTCAACTACTGGACCTAAATGCTTTTTACGATCAATGTCTTTGCCTGCACGGTGTAGATCAGCAATACGACTCATTACAGGAAAAAGTTCTTTGCGATAAAACTGTGGATCATTACGCATCCAAACACTAGTGTCATCGACTAGATCATAACCTAGGTCTTTATCGTCTTTTTGATCTATCTCAGTCACTTCAAATATTTTCATGTTATTCTCCTACAACATCTGCTGTTGCAATAATCTCTTTAGTAAAGTTTTCAACGCCATACTTATTGATGGCATTTTTAATACCTATACCCATATAGGAATCATTTACATTTTTAGTAGCGTGTCTACTAATGTAATATTTTCCATTTATATGGTTAGTTATTTTATAGATAGTGTAATGCATTACCAAGCCCTACAACTCCAATATCTCGCAGATGTACGTGGCCCAGGATTATCGCAATTATGTCTAGCACGGAAACTTCTTCTACGTGCTGGGTTTGATTTCTTAATACGCATATTAGGATCACCAAAGTTAACTTTAACTATGTTGCCCTTAGGATTCTTTACGTATACTTTAAACTTCTTAACATCGCCTTGCATAGGTTTACCTAGCGAAACTTTACGGCCTTGATATTCTGCTTCGTCTAGCTCGTCATCTTCGTTAAACCACATGTCACCAAATTCTTCATAGAAGTCATTGCCATCTAGAGTAATTTCTTCTACAACTTCTTCATCAACGGGAAATTCAATATCAAAGTCGTCACATCCACATTCAAACATATAGTTTGCTAGGTTGTGTGCATACTCGTCTGCTTCTTCGTTTGTTAATTGTCTTGGCAATGGAATTTGATATACACTTGCACCCTGTGCAGTTTCGTATAATTCGCTGCCTGGAAAGATACTTTCGTCTAAACTTTCGTTTAAACTATTATTTTTTTCCATTACTACGTATACAAAATGTTCCATGATTAAATTCCTGTATTACCGTTAAGCGCATATATTGCAGCAGCAAGTCTATTTATTGCATCAGTTATATCTGCAGGATTAGGATCGGCCCAATGTGCATCTGTGCTTACTGCAAAATCTTGTGTAT